GCTCCTGAAGTCGGTCGCCGCGCGCCTGTATCCCTTCTTTGCCTACAACGAGTTCCTGGCGGAGGACATCGAACTGGACGATGCGCTCAGAAAGTGGGAAGCAGAGTGAGGAAGCGCTGGCTGCGGGACCGCATCAAGCGGACCGTCTCCGTCCACACGGAGGAGCACACGTTCGAGGGCGTGCTGTGGGAGGAGTGCCCGGACGGCCTCGTCCTCAACGGCGCCTCCCTCGTCCGCTCGGTCGCCGACGGAGGGCCCCTCGCGATGACCGGCGAGACCTGGATTCCGCGTGAGAAGATCACGTGCGTCCAGGTCTTGCCGTGATCGCCCGCCGCGGTGCGCCACTGCCGGACAACCCTGGTAGCATGGGTCAACACGCACGACCGAGGAGGCTCAGGTGATCGTCGCCACGCCCGAAGGCTACCGTGCCGCCAAGATGAACATGGCGACCCCCGTGGTCATGCCGTCGTACTTCATCAACCTCGTCGGCGACGGCGCAGCGGCCACGTACGCCAAGCTCTACCGAACCAACCCGTGGCTGAACGCCGGCATCCGCACCATCGCCTGGGGCATGGCGCGCAGCCCGCTTCAGGTGTACGTCCGCGAGGACGACGGCCAGCGGAGCGCAGTTCGGTGGACGGACAAGACCCGAGGGCGTAACTCGACGGCTCAGCGGATCGACAAGGGGCTCAACACCCCCTCGAGCCGCGCGCCCCGCATCGGCCCGCAGCGCCGTATGCGTCGCACGATGGTCGACTACCTCGTCTACACCAACGCGATCTGGGAGATCGAGCCGGACGGCACCCTCACCCACATCCCCTGGAAGCAGATCAAGCCCCTCCAGGCCGCGGACGAGTCCATCATCGGCTACATGATGACGACCCTCCACGAGACGCGCTACCTCGTCCCCGAGCAGGTCATCCACTTCTGCTCCGACGACGACCCGGACAGCCCGGTCGGCGCGCCTCCCATCGGCGCCCTGACCCACACCCTGGCGCTGCACGACGCCATCCAGCGGCACCTCACGTCGTTCTACGGCAACGCGGCCCGCCCCTCCGCCAACCTGAAGCTCTCGCCTCAGGCCAAGAAGGAGGACATGGAGTACGTGCAGGGCGTGATGCGCGACCTCTACCAGTCTCCGGAGAACGCCGGCAAGGTCGTCGTGACCACCGGCGACTTCCAGCCCATCACCTCGGGCACAGATCAGAGCCAGCTCGTCGAGCTCGCCAAGCTCTCCCGTGAGGAGATCGCCGGCGTGCTCCGCATCCCCGGTCCCGTGCTCGGCTTCCTGGAGAATGCCATCAAGTCGAACGTGAAGGAGCTGCGCGAGCAGTACATCCGCGACGTCATCGGCAACTGGGCGCCCTCCATCGAGGACGACATCTGGACCCAGCTGCTCTACCCGATGGGGTACACGGCGCGGGACATCTTCACGGAGTTCGACCTCGACAAGCACCTGCGCCCGGACATGGAGGGGCTGGCCACGGTCTCCTCGACCATGGTGAACACGGCGACCCTCAACGAGCGCCGGCGCTGGTTCAACCTCAAGGATCTGCCCTACCCCGAGGCAGACACGCTGCCCACGACCCCGGGCGCCGCCTTCCTCGGCATCGAGGGAAGTACGGGCACCAACCCTGGCGGCGATGGGGAAGAACAGATCACGGAGCCGCACGACCCCGACAAGGCGCCGAAGCCTCCGCGTCCCGAGGAGCAGCCGAAGCCCCGCGACGGCGATCTCGATGGCATCCTTTCGGAACCTAAGTGAAGACGTGCGCGCTGCTGCTTACCTCCGCAAGTGATTCCGCACCGCGCTGTACAACATCCGCCCGACCCTGGTACCATGGGGGACATCATGAAGCTGACACCTCGACACCGCAGCCTGCGCCTCCGGGCCATGGACGGAGAAGCCAACATCGGTCGTCTGACCGGCGTCGGCACCGTCTTCGACGCGTCGTACCGCATCGCGCCGAACCGGACGGAGACCGTGGCTCCCGAGGCGTTCATCACCTCGCTCCGCGAGAACCCCGTCATGCCGATCTTCTGGTCGCACGGCTGGGCGAAGGACACGAACGAGACGCCCATCGGCATCGCGCGCCTGCGTAGCACCGAGTTCGGCATCGAGATCGAGTCCGCGCAGCTCAACATGTCCAACGCCAAGGCGCAGGACGTGTGGTTCGCCGTCACGGCGGACGAAGAGGGTGGCGCGGCACTGCGCGAGTGGAGCCTCGGCTTCATCGCGACGGAGATCAAGGAGCGCGAGCAGGACGGCGTCCCGGACGACTACATCCTCCGCGGCGATCTGCTCGAGATCAGCGTCACCCTTCGTGGTGCGGCGGTCACCTACATGGGTGCCGACCGCTCCGACCAGTACGCCATGCGCGAGGCCGAGTACCTGGCCCTCCGCGAGGCGGAGATCGAGTCCGGCATCTACGAGGCCGCCGCGCCTGCGGCCTCGGGTGCAGGCAATGACGACGCGGGCAGCGAGAACGAGCCCGTCGTCGAGACCGTCGAGGAGCCCACGGGCTCCTCGGAGGAGACCGCGCCCGTCGAGACGGACGAGGTCACCACGCGCCAGCTCCAGCTGCTGCGTGACCACCCGGGATTCCGTGCCGCGGTGCGGGCCCAGATCACCGACACCGCCTGAGGAGGCACACACCATGGATTTCGAGACTGAAATCAAGCAGCTTCGCACCAAGCGCGCGGATGCCGCGACCCGCGAGGCCACCCTTCGAAGCGAGGCGGACACGCTCGTCGAGAAGCTCCGTGGCGAGGGCACCAACCCCCTGACCGACGCCACGGCGTTCGAGTCGGTCGACAAGGCCTATCTCCGGGCCGATGAGGTCAAGGACGAGATCGCCGGCTACGACCGCGCGCTCTCCCGTGCCCTCGAGATCGCCGGCGAGAAGGCCGCCGAGCGCGGCCCCAAGGGCGGCAACGGCACCATCGAGACGCGCGAAGCGGCCACGATCGCCCAGCGCTTCATGGCTCACGAACAGATCGTGCAGCTTCGCGAGTCCGGCGCCCTGCGCCACGACGCCCGCGTCGAGACGGCACCCGTCCAGGTCCTCACCCGTGACGAGTTCATGGACGGTCTGCGCCTGCGCACGACCATCGACAACTCCTCGGGCTCGGCCGGTGGCCTCATCTGGTCGGATCGTCGGCCCAACCTCGTCGTGCCGATCCCGCAACGTCGGGTCCGGCTCCTCGACGTGATCTCCATCGACAGCACCGACTCGGACACCATCGAGTACGTGCGGGAGACCACCCACACCGACGCCGCGGACGGCACGCCCTACGGCACCGCCCTCCCGGAGAGTGCCTACGGCTACACCAAGGACAACACGACCGTCGTTCGCGTCGGTCACTGGGTCCCGGCGACCAAGGGCGCCCTCGCGGACGCCGGCCAGATGCGCGGCATCATCGACCGCAACCTCATGCAGGGCCAGACGCGCGAGATCGAGCGTCAGGTCTGGAACGGCGGCGGCGGCAACGACCTCACCGGCTTCCTCGGCCAGGTCACCAACTCGCAGGCCCGTGGTTCGGACTCGTATCACGACGCCTTCCACAAGGCGATCACGAAGCTCCGGCTCCTCGAGATCGACGATCCCACGGCGTTCGTCATCAACCCGACCGACTACGAGACCATCGTGCTCGAGAAGGACAACGACGACAACTACATCAACCGCCGCGGTGTGACGGAGATCAACTCCCTCTGGGGCATGACGCCGGTCGTCACGACCCTCGCCGCCTCGGGCACCGCGGTCGTCGGCGACTACTCGCAGATCGTCCTCTACGTCCGTGAGGGCGTCGTGGTCGCGGCCAGCGACTCGCACAGCGACTTCTTCCTCAAGGGCCTCGTCGCGGTCAAGGCCGAGGGTCGCTACGCCTCGGTCGTGCTGCAGCGCCGAGCGTTCTGCAAGGTCACCGGCCTCTGAGCCGGCGGCACGCCAACAACTGAAGAACACCTGAACGGGTCGTCGCCGAAGGCGGCGGCCCGTTCTCGTCTTAGAAGGACGCACCATGCGCGCACTGCTCAACCAAGATTTCAAGGTCCGGCTCCGGGTCGAGGACGAGGGCGGCATCCTTGTGGACGCCGCCGCACCCCCGAGCTTGACCGCCGTCTCCTCTGCCGGAGACTCCGTGACCGTCATCACCCCCGCAGACCACGAGGCCACCGGCCTCTACGCCTGGGAGATCCCGCCGCTCACCACGCTCGACACCTACACGCTGAACTTCAGCTGGCAGGTGTCCGGCTCGTCGCACACCCGCCTCAAGAGCGACAAGATCAAGGTCGTCCGCGACCGCGTCTGCCCCCTGTGGATGTACCGCGAGGACTCCGAGCTCGCCGAGATCTCGACGCTGCGCATGCTGCGCCTCAGCGACGCCGTGGACGAGTGGCTCGAGTCCGCCCTCCAGTTCGCGCCTGTGGAGACCGCGTTCGAAGAGGCATTCATCGTCCCCCGCGACACGGCCCTGCTCCGGGTGCCGGACGCCAAGTTCGTCGAGTCGGTCACCGGCGTGACCTGTGGCGAGCACGTCTTCACCCAGACCGAGCTCGACGATCTCCGCATCACGCAGGGCCGTATCGAGCGCGGCCACACGGGCTGGGGCTTCCTGACCGGGACCTCCAACGCAGCAGCGTGGCAGAGCGGGGACCGGGTGCTTGTCCGCGGAACGCACGGCCCGCGTCCGGATTGGACGGCTGGCGTGCCCGAGGATCTGCAGCGGTGCGCAGTCATCCTGGCCCGCTACGCCAACCGCCAGGCGAACTACCCCGAGCGTGCCCGCCAGGTCGTCACCGACGGCGCGATGATCACGTTCTCCATGCCCTCCCCCGACAAGCCCACCGGCCTCCCCGAGGTCGATCTCGCCGTGACGCGCTACCGCGTGCAGGGCGCGGTATAATCAACCCAAGCCACTCGTACACGAAGGACAGACAACTATGATCCAGGATCGCATCACTCAGATTGCGCTGGCGAAGCAGACGGCTTTGGGCTCGCCTGCACCGAGCGGCGCGTACCAGGTCGGCGTCAACTCCGGCTCCGTCGCCACGGCGGAGGTCAGCGAGGACATGCTGCCCATCACCTGGGCGTCCCGCACCGGCGAGGGTTTCGACCGCGCCACGATCACGCCCGGCTCGTCCTTCGAGACGCTCGCCATGCCGCGCTCGATCGGCCTCCTCCTCAAGGCGGCCCTTGGCACCGAGCAGGTCACGCCCGGTACCCCGAACGTCCACACGTTCACGCAGGCCATCACGGCCGCGCTCCCGTACCTGACCATCTTCGCCCGCAAGTCGGCGGAGTACTACAAAGTCGGCGACTGCGCGATCTCCGAGCTGGAGCTCACCTGGGAGGGCACCAAGGCGGTCGTCGTCAAGGTCACCGCCATGGGTTGCACCTACGATTTCCTCGCCTCGCCGTTCACGGCGGACTACGACGAGCGGCCGCAATGCAACGACGGCGTCTTCAAGGGTGCCGGCGGCACGTTCACGGTCAACGGCGTCGCAGCTGTGGTCGAGGGCGGCTCCATCAAGATCAGCAACAACGTCGAGCCGGTCTTCGGCTCCAACAACCTGACGCCCGCCGATGTCTTCCCGGCCATGCAGCAGGTCGACGTCTCACTGAACGTCGTGCCCAACAACCTCCAGGACTTCCGCAAGGTCATCACCGGCCAGGCGGCCGGCGCGAGCCTCGTCCCGGACCCGTTCTTCGGCACGTGCGTCGTCAAGTTCCTCGCCAAGGATGTCAACACCCTGACGTTCAACGGCAACAACGTCCGGTGGCTCACCGAGTTCCCCGACACCAACGCCGAGGGCGGTCCCGTCAAGATCACCCTCGAGGGCTCCACGTCACAGGCATGCGGCGGCGGCGAGCCGTACAGCTTCGTGCTGGAGAACGACATCGTGGCGGCCTACTGACCGTCCAAGCGCGGGCCGAAGCTTGCCGGCCGGCTATCTAAATCCAAGCGGCCTGGCCCCCCTTAAGGGCCAACCCCAACCACCAGCACAGAAGGAACCAGCAACATGAAGATCAAGTTCGACCTCGGCAATGGCCCTCAGGAAGTCGACCGCGTCGGTCTCGGAGACATGGTGGCGTTCGAGCGCCACTTCCAGCTCCCCGCCACGGTCATGGAGCCGGAGACAGAGCGCGTCCTCGGTCCCGACGGCGAGCCCGTCCAGGACACCAACGACGACGGCACCCTCCGCGTGAACAAGGACGGCGAGCCCGTCTGGAAGCTCCGCGTCCTCGGCGAGCAGAAGATGGAGTGGATCGCCTACCTCGTGTGGCGCTCCGCCCGTCGCCAGGGCCTCATCTCCAAGGAAGCCCCGTTCGACGAGGACTTCCTCGACTCGATCGAGGACTTCGGCATGGAGGCGGAGGAAGGTGACGGCGAGGGGGAAGCCTCGGCCGCGGAGACGACGGCGTAACCGTTGTCATCGCGGCTGTCGCCGTAGACACCGGCATCGACCCCCGGTTCTTCCTCAGCGAGGACCTTGGCGAGCAGTACCTCGCCGAAGCGATCATCAGGTTAGTGAAGGACCGGGCGGAGGCCCAGAATGCCGAAGAACGCAGACAGCGGCTTCGGCGGCAACTAGGGAGTTGAAGTGGCTAAGACGCCGGGATACGTAATCGAGGTGGACGGACTCGCTAAGCTCATTGCTGAGCTTGGCGAGTCCGTCGTTGAGAGCGAGGTTATCATCGCCAAGGCGGTTGACCAGGCAGCGTATCTCGTCGGCGCGGACCAGCGCGTCCTGATGAAGCGGAAGATCAAGCTCCCGCAGCGCGAGCGCACAGGTCGTCTGTTGCGAAGTGCGTACGTGAACACCCATGGTCGGATTGCCGAGGTTGGCATCCGAGGCGAGGGCGCAGGCGGAGTCCCGTACTACGGATGGTGGGAGTTCGGCGGTGACAACAAGTCGCCGCGCGGAGCTTCGTACCGCGACTATATCAGCACCGGCCGTACCCTGTACCCGGCGCTGGGGATGAACCAGAAGAAGATTCGCGCCATCATGGAGGCTGCGGCGAAGAAGATCGCAAGGAAGTATCGCTGATGTCGAACATAGTGATCCGCTTCATCGGCGAGAACACCTCTCTTCGGCATGCGTTCGCCCAGGCGACGAGCGATGCTGTCAAGTTCAAGGGGACGGCTGCCGGCCTGTCCGGTTCGATGACGAGGATCGGCTCGTCCATCATGGGCGTGGGCCGCAGTATCACCATGTCCACTCTGCCGATCGCGGGTCTCCTCGGCGTGAGCGTGAAGCTGGCCACTGAGTACGAGGACTCCGTCAGCAAGATGACCCGTTTGGCTGGCGTCTCCGCCGGCCAGGCCAAGCAGTGGTCCGACGAGATCCTCAAGCTGTCCAAGGACGTCGCCGTCGGCCCCCGCGAGCTGGCCGAGGCGCTCTACTTCGTCGCGTCGTCGGGTGCCCCCGTCGAAGAGGCGATGAACATCATCAAGGTCGCGGCCAAGGGTGCGGCCGTCGGCATGGGCGACGTGCAGGTCTTGGCCGACGCGTTCACTTCGGTGGTGAACGTCTACGGCAAGGAGAACATCACGGCGGCCAAGGCCGCGGACATCCTGACCGCCGCCGTCCGAGAGGGCAAGGGCGAGGCCAACGAGTACGCGCGCACCATCGGCCGTATCACCCCCGTGGCCAAGCTCCTCGGGGTCGGGTTCGACGAGGTCGCGGCGGCCATGGCGGTCGCTACGAACCGCGGTCTGTCCACGGCAGAGGCCGCCACCGGTATCCGGCAGGCGTTCATGGCGTTCATCAAGCCCACAACCGCCGCGCGCACCACAGTCGACGAGATGGGGTCGTCGTACGAGGAGATCCGCGAGATCCTCTCCGAGCAGGGTTTGCTCGCCGGCCTCCGGAAGATGAGCGAGCTCGCTGGCGGCAACAAGGAGGAGCTGGCCAAGCTGTTCCCGAACATCCGTGGCCTCAACGCCGCGCTGCTCCTCATGGACGAGCAGGGTGCCGCGACCACCAACGAGATCTTCAAGGAAGTCATGAACTCGACGGGCGCCATGGACACGGCGTTCCAGAAGGCTGAGAAGACGGCCAAGTTCAAGTTCAACAAGGCGCTGTCGACCCTTAAGACGGTCGGCGTCGAGATCGGCCAGAAGCTGCTGCCGCCCCTCGCAGAGGCTGCGACGTGGGTGGGCAACCTGGCTGCCAAGTTCGGGGAGCTCAGCCCCGGCGTGCAGGCAGTGATTGCTGGTGTCGCTGTCGGCGTCGTGGTGCTGGGCCCCCTGGTCATGCTCGTGGGAGCCCTCGTCGCTGGCATCGGCGCACTGCTCTCTCCTGTCGGCCTCGTCGTCATTGGCATCGCGGCGCTCGCCGCCGGTGTCGTCTACCTGTACAAGAACTGGGAGCCGTTCCGCAAGATCGTCGACCAGATCGGCGGCGCCCTCGTCGACTTCTGGAACGTCGTCAAGGTCGAGTTCCCCAAGGGCCTCAAGCTCATCCGCGACGTGTTCAACGACCCGTCCGTGGCCGATGGCTTCGACGGCTGGGTCGGCGGCATCCTGACCGTGGTCGGTGCCGTCGGTGACTTCGTGCGTGCCATCCCCGGCGCGGTGCGCGAAGTCAAGGAATGGTTCCAGACGAACAAGCAGACGTTCGTCGACTTCAAGAACGACGTGACCACCATCTTCTGGAACGTCGTGGCCGGCATCCAGTTCTTCATCGAGTCGGTCATCACCCTCCTGACCCCATTCGCGATGTTCTTCGTGGACATCTTCAATCGGATCAAGGACCCGATCGTCAACGCGTTCACCGGCATCTGGGACGCCATCACCCAGATCTTCCGCTCCGTATGGAAGATCATCCAGGGCCTCTGGGACATCATCTCCGGTGCGCTCACCGGCGACTGGAGCAAGGTCTGGAACGGCATCAAGCAGGTGTTCAGCGGCGTCTGGGAGGGCATCCTCGGCATCGTCAAGCTGGTGCTCAACGCCATCGGCGCGGTCATCACGTTCGCCCTCGGAGCCATCACCTCGGTCTGGGGCTACACCTGGGGCGGTCTGAAGACCGCAGCCGAGTGGATCTGGGGCGGCATCAAGGCATTCTTCGGCAAGGTCTGGGAATGGATTGGCCAGCCCGTCGTGGACGCGGTCATCACTGCCAAGAACTGGATCGTCGGTGTCTGGGACGCGATCGTCGGCTACGTCACTGGCCTGCCGGAGCGCATCGGCAGCGCTGCCTCCGGCATGTGGGACGGCATCAAGAACGCGTTCAAGTCCGCGATCAACTGGATCATCGACAAGTGGAACGGCCTCAGCTTCGGCATCCCGAAGCTGGACCTCGGCCCTCTCGGCTCGATTGGCGGCGGCAACTTCCGCGTGCCTCAGATCCCGCGCCTGGCAGAAGGCGGCATCATCAAGCACGAGATGCTGGCCATGCTCGGCGACCGCCGTTACGGCGACCCCACGGAGATCGTGTTCCCCAAGGCCGATCCCGCCCGCGGCTACTCGCTCCTCGACTCTGCCGGTGTTCCTCCGCGCGGAGGCGATGACGGCGGCGGCGGCATTACAATCATCCAGCACATCACCGCCAACGACCCCAAGGCCGCGGCACGGGAGATGGGGCAGGAAGCCCACTGGGCCAGCCTGACCACCATGAAGGGACGGCGTCCGTCGTGAGTACACTCGACTACAACTTCAACCTGGACGGGACCCTGGAGCTCGGAACCGGCACTCCGTACATCGTGACGGAATGGGCCGGCTACGGCATCCAGGGTCTCCGCACGTCCGATGATCCGCGGCCGATGGACCACGGCTCCGACACGGGGCCTGAGTACCTCGACTCTCGCGTCCTCACGCTCAAGGTGACAGTCCGGGGCGAGAGCGCGTCTGGCTGTGCCGGGAGCGTGGACGCACTACTGGCCGCGTGGTTCCTGGATAGCACGCTGGACGGGTACGGGGCGCGCCGACAGCTGAGCCTCAAGATGCCCGGGATGGCTGAGCGTGTGCTGTTCGGCCGCCCTCGGAGGAACACGTTCGACATGACGAGGATCAACGGCCGCCGCGCAGACGGCGAGCTGGAGTTCTTCGCGCCCGACCCGCGCTGGTACTCGGCCATCCTCCACCAGACCGTGATGAACCTGTCGCAGGCCGCGTCGGGCCGGGGATACAACCGTTCCTACAACTACGGCTACGGCGGCGCAGTGTCGGGCGACACGTTCGTCATCAACAACGCGGGTAACTTTCCGACACTGCCGGTCATCACGATCACGGGACCCGTCACGAACCCCACCATCGTCAACACGACGACGGGGCTGCAGATCCGCTTCCTCATCACCCTGGACCCCACAGACACGTTGACCGTGAACTTCGCGGAGCGCACCGTTATGCTGAACAGCACGGCGTCGCGCTTCTACACCAAGCTCGGGGACTTCTTCGAGCTCGTCAAGGGCAGCAACTCCCTCAAGTACATCGCCTCCGGCTACACGGCCTCCACCGCGACTGTGTCGTGGAGAGATGCGTGGCTCTGATATGCAGAATCTGTAACACAGAACGTCCGGAGGAGGATTTCCAGGCGTCAGCGCTTGCACGCGGATACAACAGATGTAAGCCATGCGCTGCTGCGTATTACCGTGCTAACCGCGAGCGGGACCCTGACAAGCTTCTCGATCAGAATCTGCGCAGGAAGTACGGCATTACTGCCGAGGATTTCCACGCGATGAACAAATCCCAAGATGGACGCTGTGCTATCTGTGCGGCCAAGCCACCAGAGGGTAGACGACTCTACGTGGATCATTGCCACGCCACCGGCGTCGTCCGAGGACTTCTGTGCAAGATGTGTAACCTAATCCTTTGACAGTTCCAAGACGACCCTGCGCTGTTTGATTCCGCTGCCGAATATCTACGCAACTCCCACACGATAGGATAATGCCATGACCGAGCGCACTCCACCGCTTCACCAGCAGAACGCCACGACCCACACCGCTGCCGGTGACCGGTCCCTCATCCAGTCGCTCTACGGCGGGCGCGAGGGCGTCACCGACGGCGGTCTGACCGTAGCACAGAACGGCACGCCCAACATGAGCGTGAACGTCGCGGCTGGCCGCGCCGTCGTCCTCGGCGACGACAGCGGTGAACAGCAGCTGTACCACATCTGGAACGACGGCACCGTCAACAAGATGATCTCCGCCGCCGACCCGACCAACCCGCGCCGCGACCTCGTCATCGCCGAGGTGCGCGACACCCTGTACGGCGGAGCGGCGAACGACTGGCGTATCCGAGTGGTGACCGGCACTCCGGCTGGCTCGCCCGCGGATCCGGCCACGCCGAACAACGCCATCGTGCTGGCGCGTGTGGCCGTGGCCGCCGCTGCGACCTCGATCACGAACGCCAACATCACCGATCTCCGGCGCCAGGCGGGCGGCACGATGTCCAACCCGATCCTCTGTACCTCGACCACGCGGCCGACGCAGGGGCTCTTCACGGGTATGCACATCTACGAGACCAACACCGGCACCTTGCTGGTGTACGCGGGCGCCACTGCCGGCTTCCGCCCGCCCTGGAATCTGCCCTGGGGGCGCGTGGCTCAGGTCAGTCTGACGTCCCTCGCGCAGTCGATCACGTCCGCCGCCATGACCGACGTCACCGGAGCGTCCATCACGTTCACGGCAGTCGCCGGGCGCCGTTACCGACTGACTGCCAAGCTTGGCGCATCGGGAAGTTCGAGCAATCTGGAAGGATCTTTGCGTATCGCGACCAGCGGCAACACCGAGATTGAGGCCACGGCGCTCTTCGCTGCGACCATAGGCCGTGTGGCCTGGGGCACCATGCACACGGACGTCACGCCGCCGGCAGGGTCGGTCACCTACAAGCTCCGCGCGCAGGCCGTCTCCACCACGCTGGACATGTTCGCATCCCCCCTGTCGCCGATCACCCTCTGTGCTGATGACGTTGGGCCTTCGGCCAACCCGACCTGACGATGGCCAAGTACACGTACATCCTCGCCGACCTCATGTCGGGCACCATCAAGGAAGAGGTGCCACTGAGGTCGGTCGTGTGGAGCCAGGACCGGAACCGCCAGGGGCACTTCACTGCCTCCATCGACCGCCGGCATCCCAAGGCGACGCGGCAGAACTTTGACCCGTCGCGTACCGCGCTGTACATGCTTCGGCAGGTGGCGGGGTCACAGCCTGTCTGTGTGTGGGGTGGCATCCTTTGGACGGTGCGCTCGAACGGTGACGGCCTCAACCTGGGCGGCAACACGTTCTGGTCGTACTTCAACCGTCGCTACCTGCGCCAGTCGTTTGACTACCGCAACGTGCCTGCGGACCCGGCGAACATCGCGCGGGATATGATCGACTACGCGCAGGACCCTGCACTCAACCCGGGTGGCGACATCGGAGTCCTCAATGTCGGCTCCGCACTGACGGGCGGTACGGTGCAGCGGGTCTGGTTCGGGTACGAGCGGAAGAACATCGGCGCTGTGATCGAGGCGTTGACTGACAACGCGCTCAGCTTCGACTTCGACATCGTCGTGAACTTCGATCCGGCGACCAACACGTTCACACGGAACTTCGAGATCTACACGCCATCCCGCGGCCGCCACACGGGCATCGCCTGGGAGATCGGCCACCACTGCGAGCTTGGCGAGTATGCCCTCGACGGGACGAAGCAGGCGAACGCGTGCAACGGCATCGGCGCGGGTGATGCGGACGACATGCTCCTCGTGACCGCGACCGACCCGAACTCCCTCGTGTCTGACACCAACCCCACCGGGTACCCTCTTCTTGAGGACACGACCATATACAAGGACATCTCACAGGACACCACCCTCCGCGAGATCCTCAACGCCCGTCTCCTCACGAGGAACTTCCCCGTCGCCACGCCGAACGTGTTCCTGCGCGACGTCCCCGATGCGGGCGTCGGTAGCTTCGTGACCGGCGACTGGATCACCCTCCGCGGGGGCGATGGGTTCACGACGTTCGACCGCGAGTTCCGCATCGACAACTACGAAGTGACCGTGAGCGACGAGGGGCTGGAACGCACCAAGGTCGAGTTCGACAAGTCCGGTGTCGAAGAAGAAGCCCCCGGGCTGGAGGAGTAGTCATGGCGAACCCATCAGGAAATGTGTACGAAGACATCGCGGAGCTGTACCGCATCGTGGAAGCACTGTCGACAGCAGCTCGGCTGCCCCGCATGGTGCGTGGCTCGTTTGGTGGCTGGGACAACCCCGCTGGCAACGCGGGCGCCCGGTTCTCGCTCGTCGACAAGTCGGACAACATCGCCGTCGAGGTCACGGGCGACTACGACGGGCTCGCCTTCCCGCACGCACAGACGCCGTGGCGCAACCCCAACGACCACATCGACGTCACCTCTGGCAGCTTCACGGGCACGTACAACGCCTACGCCGAGAACCCGGCCTACGAGACCGTGAAGATCTCGTTCGCGGCGGTGACGGATGTCGGAACGACCGGCGAGGTCCGCATCCGCGAGGGCTACAGCGGAGCGACGACCGACGCCATCGCCATCCCGTCCGACTACAACGGGTACGTCACCTTCGAGTGGATCGTGCCTGGCATGTCCGTCGGCTGGGGCGACTCCGGGAACGCGACGGTCGACTTCATCATCGAGGCACGGCGCACGGGCGGAGCGGGAGCTGTCGGTGTCTGGAGCGTGCTGCCCCTCATCTGGCGGAACCGTCAGTTCGGGCAGCCTGCCGCCAACGGCAACCCGTGGAAGCAGTAAGTGGGAGTCTGGACCACCACTGCCGGAGGCAACAACGAGCGGGCTGGGATCGGTGCGGAAGTCAACAGCGGTTCCGGATTCGGCGCCCTGGCCCACTCCACCAGCTCGGACGCACCTGCCATGCTTCAGGTCGACCAGGCGTCGGAGCAGCACCGCGCCTCGATCTTCGGTATGAAGGTTTGCGCCGGCGCTATCCCCAACACGATGTTCTACGTGACGACGCGGTTCTACCGCCGCAGCGCCTCGTCGTTCGGTGTGGAGTACATCAACCCGTGGCTCCTCGCTCTTCCGCTCTAGCTCCGCAACGCGCGCAACCGCGCGGTACGAAATGGTAATATCCATGCATGGATCCGGTCACTGCAATCATCACACTGGTCGTCGCCGTCGTCGGAGCGAGTGGAACCTTCTACGCCACCATATCCTCGAACAGGAAGACGCGGCGTGAGAACGAGGAGCAGCACGGCGCCTCGAAGGAAGCGCTGGCCGAGCTGGTCGGCGTCGTGCGGCAGATGAACGGAACTGTGGTAGGCGTCGACAGCAAGGTCGACTGTATTGGCGAGCGCGTGGCGGTCGTCGAGCGCACCGTAGGAATCGAGGCGAGGCCATCGGTCATCGTCGTACACAACCATCAGAGGGAAGACACACATGCCTACGGCACCCAAGCAGACGACGAACAAGCCCACAGCGGAGGATCGGCTTCGGGCGAGGAACGCTGAGCTCGAGCGGGAGAGGGACCGGCTGAAGTCCGCGCTATCCCACTCGGTCAACGAGGTCGGCGAGCTGCGTCACTTCCTCGATCGGTATTCCTCGATCAAGAGCCGCGACATGCGGATTCCGGCCTGGCTCAAGGCCAAGGCGTCCGGCAAGAAGCACCACGCCACCCCCGTGCTCTGTCTCTCCGACCTCCACCTCGACGAGGTCGTCGAGTCCGCGGAGATGGACGGCGTCAACGAGTACAACCGCGAGATCGCCGAAGAACGTCTGCACGAGGTCATCGAGTCTGCGATCAAGCTGGTCCGCGGCTACATCGGCGGCGTCGAGATCGACGGCATCGTCGTGGCCATGCTCGGCGACCTCATCACCGGTGACATCCACGAGGAGCTCGCCCGTACCAACGTCGCCCCGGTTCCGGCGTCCATCGTCCACTGGGTGCCGCTGCTCGCCGCGGCGCTGAAGCGCCTTGCCGATGAGTTCGGCCACGTGTTCGTCCCTTGTGTCGATGGTAACCACGACCGCACCCAGAAGAAGACGCCCAGCAAGAAACGCGCCGAGTCGTCGTTCGCCTGGATCATCTACAACTGGCTGGCCGACACCCTGTCCGACGACAACCGGATCACGTTCTCCATCACACCGGCCGCCGAGCAGATCATCACGGTCTACGACACGGCGTTCCTGCTCTCGCACGGCGACTCCTTCCGCTCGCAGGGCGGCGTTGGCGGTCTGTACCCGTCGCTCCTCAAGTGGCTCCTGCGCCGCAAGGACTTCTACTCGCAGACAGGCAACCGCTTCGACATCGCCCTCATCGGGCACTGGCACCAGCTCCTGTGGGGTCGGGACTTCGTGGTGAACGGCTCCCTCAAGGGCTACGACGAGTACGCCCGCAACGGCGGCTTCGGCTTCGAGCGCCCGCAGCAGGCGCTGTTCATCGTGACGCCGGAGAACGGCGTCGTGCAGCGGCTTCCCATCTTCGCCGACTGACGCGTCGTCGAGCGCGGGCGGGAACCTTGGCTGGTACAGTTCTACCCATGAACCAGCCACTTGCCGTCTACGTGAGCGGTCCGTACACAGCGGACCCCGTCTCGTGCACCGCCCGCGCCATCGACGTCGGCCAGGTTCTGCTCCACGCAGGGCACGCGCCGTTCGTCCCGCACCTCTCCCACTACTGGGAGACCCTGCACCACGTGAATGACTGCGAGTTCTGGATGCAGATCGACCTCGAGTGGGTCCGCCGCTCGGACGTCATCATCCGCATCCCGGGCCAGTCCTCGGGAGCGGACCGGGAAGTCGAGCTGGCACGGGAGCTCGGGATACCGGTGTTCGAGTGGGTGGACACGATCCGCCCCGAGAACGCCCTCCCCAACGACGAGCGCGTGCTGCTCGCCTTCACTGCATTCGTGGAGGCCAACGTCAAGCGGGTCACGGCCACCAGCTCGGTCCCGCCGGCCATCGACGAGGCGCTCAATCGCATACGCACCATCTTCGAGACCAAGAACGCCGACTACGCCGAGGGAACCTGGGACTCCAACTTCCTCGATGTCGCACGGCAGATGGGGTTCGACCGCGAGACCGCGTGCGATACCCTCATCGCTGTCAAGCAGGCCCGCTTGCGGAGCCTGCGCACCAGCGGCAAGCTGCCCTCGAACGAGGCAGTCGCCGACACCGTGCTTGATCGCGCGGTGTACGCCCTCATCGCACTCGCGATGCACACAGAGAACGGAGCGTTCGAATGAACGAGACCGAAGTCCACCCCATCCTCCCGTGGCTGACCGCGCCACGCCGGCGCTGGCTTTACGGCGTCATCACCGCCGCGCAGCCGCTCCTCGCGGTCATCGGCCTCACGACCGAGTCCACCGCGCCCCTCTGGGTCGCGGTCGCCCTCGCCGTCGTCGGCACCGGCACGGCCACGGCCCACACGGCGCAGGCCCAGTGAGCATCGTCGTCATCGAGGGCCCGGACGGGGTGGGTAAGACCACCCTGGCCCGGGCCTACGCCGATCTGACCGGCGCCCGTTACCTGCACGCCTCAGCTCCGACCGCGCACCCGCTCGTAGAGTACGTCGCCCCTCTCCGAGACGACGTCGACTACGTTCTGGACCGTTGGCACCTGGGCGAGCTCGTGTACGGCCCCATCGTCCGAGGCACGTCAGGCCTCACCCACCTGCAGGCGTACGCCATCGAGCAGATGATGGTCGAGCGCGGCGCAGTCCTGGTCCACTGTAACGGCCCCTACGACAAGATCGTCGCACGGCTTCGTGGCCGTGGCGAGGAGCCGCACAAGACCCTCTGGCAGGAGGCGATTGCATTCAAGCTCCACGCCGACCGCTCGCACCTACCCCTACTCCAATCACCGATCGGCATGGAGATTACACCCGAGGAGATCCGCGATGCTGTGGCACGTACCTGACCTGAACCGCGGCTGGCTCACCGTCGTCGATGACGTCCGCGAGTTCGGCGAGCTCGTTGCGCCGCGCGACCAGCCGACCCGTGAGGTCCTCGGCGCCACGATCGTGGTGGAGGACCCAACCAACGTCCTCCCCATCGGCGTGACCCGCAACGCCCACCTGCCCATCGCCGCTGCCGAAGCCCTCCAGCTCATCGGCGGCGTCTCTCATCCCGAGCTCATGTGCAGGATCGCCTCGAAGTTCCCGAACTTCATGGACGGCGGCGTCTTCCACGGTGCATACGGACCACGTGTCCGACCCCAGCTCGCCAGCGTCGTCCGCCGGCTGTCCGCGGACAAGGACACACGGCAGGCCCTGCTCACCATCTGGGACCCCGCGCTGGATGCCCACACCGACGGGCTCAAGGACTACCCATGTACGACGGTGCTACACTTCATGATCCGCGAGGACCGCCTGGTCCTGCACACGACCATGCGGAGCAACGACGTCTACTGGGGTCTGACATACGACGCCTTCCAGTTCACGCAGCTCCAGCTGACCGTGGCCAACGCCCTCGGGATCGAGGCAGGCCCGTACTACCACCACGCCAACAGCCTGCATATCTACGTGCGGGACTTCGAGGCGCACAACAACATCCTCCCGATCATGATCGACCCTCCGCGCCAGCCCCTGTGGCTCAAGGGCTTGCCCTGCTCGGGGCGCGACGCGATCGAGGGCTTCGAGTCCGCGGCCTCGACCGCGCGTGAGATCCTGGCCGGCACCGCCGAGTCTTGGGCTCACACCAGCCCTGCCGAGGACTGGTACATCGAGATGCTTCGCAGGTACCAAGCATGATTGATGACGACGGCGGTGTCTTCCTGATCGAGTCATGGGATGAGGCGGCGGAGTTCAAGCGGTGGCTTGGCGAACGTCGCCCCGTCCTGGCGTGCGATACAGAGACCTCGGGGTTCGACTGGTGGCGGGGCGACTTGCGGCTGGTACAGTTCGGCGACGCCCGTACCGGATGGGCGATCCCCTGGGACGACTGGAAGGGGATGATCCGCGAGGTCCTACGCGACTACGACGCGGACATCGCCTTCCACAACGCCAAGTTCGACCTGCACTGGCTGCGCCAGCACGGGTGCGAGGTGCAGAGCCGTTTCGTGCACGACACCGCTGTCATGTCGAAGCTCCTGAACCCGCTCGCCCTGGCCGCGTTGAAGAACGTGGCCCAGCGCCGCATCGACCCGCGTGCTTCCGCCGGCCAGTCCGAGCTGAAGAAGGCCATGACCAGGGCGAAGTGGGACTGGGGCTCGCTGCCCGTGGACTTCGTCGGCTACTGGGCCTATGGCGCCCTCGACACGGTGCTCACCGCCCACCTGTTCGAGGACATGTACCCCGAGGTCGGCAGCAAGTACCGCTTCGTGTACGACCTGGAGATGGCGAACATCGACATCCTGGGCCGGGTCGAGGATCGTGGCATGCGTGTCGACCTGGACTACTGCGCCGAGCAGCAGGAGAAGTTCGGTGAGTACGCCGAGGAAGCCAAGGCGTGGCTCAAGGCCACGTACGACTGTGCGGCGACGGGCAAGAGCCTGGCGACCGCGCTTCAGCGTGAGGGCATCGTGCTGACCAAGACGACCGACTCGGGTGGCTGGTCCACCGACAAGGAGGTCCTCGAGGCGATCGACCACCCCATCGCGGCCACGGCCCTCAAGGTCCGGTCGGCCCAGAAGCTGGCCAAGTCGTACTTCGGTAAGTACCTCGAGCTCGCGGACGGCGACATCGTCCATCCTGGCATCAACCCCATGGGGGCCAAGACCGGCCGCATGTCCATCAGCGACCCGTCCATGCAGAACCTGCCGCGTGGCCGCCGTGTGCGTGACGCCATCATCGCCCGCGAGGGGCATACGCTCTTCGGTATCGACTACGAGCAGATCGAGATGCGGCTCATCACCCACTTCAGCGAGGACCCTGGCCTGATCGCCGCGTTCCTCCAGGAGGGGGACTTCTTCACGTCCATGGCCCGGCAGATCTATCGGGACGACAGCATTGAGAAGTCGGACGATCGCCGCCAGATCACCAAGAACACCATGTACGCCAAGGGCTTCGGTGCGGGCGTTAAGAAGATGGCAGCCACGGCTGGCGTCCCTCTCGCGGAGATGCAGTCGTTCGTCAACATGCTGGAGGCCACGTTCCCCGGCATGCCGGCGTTCGCCCGCCGCGTGCAGAACGAGGCCGTGGCCCGCAAGGGGCCGGGCATCAACCCCCATGTCTTCACGCAGTTCGGCCGCCGCTTGGAGGTCGAGTGGGCGGACAAGGCGTACGTGCTGGTGAACGCGATGATCCAGGGCACCGCGGCCGACATCCTCAAGAACGTGATCTTCGAGCTCGACCAGGAGGGACTCGCGGACTATCTCGTTCTGCCGGTCCACGACGAGCTCATCTTCGACATTCCCGATGCCGAGGTCGAGGAGCTCACCCGCGCGATTGCGGAGGTCATGCATCGTGACGAATACACCGTGCCCCTCAAGGTCGATGGCCACACCGGCCAACGATGGGGCGAGCTCAAGGGCTAACCATGACCATCACTGCAGACTACGTGGTCGCCATCGACCCCGGCGGCACCACAGGCCTCGCCTACTGGCACCGCGACGGGGCCGCTCCGATCTTCCACGCCGAGCCCTACGAGCGGCGCGAGCGGAACCAGATGCTGGAGGACATCGGCGGCTGGGCCCAGCGCCACAATGAGAACCTGATCATCGTCTGCGAGACGTACACCATCACGCAGCGCACGGCGAAGCTCAGCCAGCAGCACGACCCGCTCAAGGTCATCGGGGTGGTCGAGTACTTCGAGCACCTGTACGGCTCGCGCGTCGTCCTCCAGAAGCCGGGGGACGCGAAGCGGTTCAGCACGGATGCCCGTCTCCGCGCCGCGGGGCTCTGGCATCCCACCACCGGCGGCCACGCCAACGACGCGGCACGCCATCTATTCATGTACCTCGTGAAGCACGGGGAGATCAACATCGGAGAGGTCGATGCTCGCAGAACTTGAGGGAGACAGAATCTATCTGGCCGCGGAGTTCCGCGACAGTGACCTTGTCAAGGCGGTGCCCGGTACGGTGCGCCGCCAGGGTCGTTGGTCACTGCCGGTCTCCTGGGCCAACTGCCTCTGCTTGCGCGGAGTCTTCGGCGAGCGCCTCGAGCTGGGTCCCCTGCTCAAGGCGTGGGGCGAACGCGAGGTGGCCACCCGGGTCGAGCCGGCTCTATTGGCTAGGGAACGCGCGATGGATCCCGGATTGGACGACTCGGGTGACAGCAGGCTGTACCCGTATCAACGGACGGGCGTCGCGTTCATGCGGGCGGCCGGCTCCGCGATCATCGGAGACGAGATGGGGCTCGGCAAGACGTTCATGTCGCTCGCCGCTGCTGAGGAAATGGACCAGTGGCCCGTCCTCATCGTCTGCCCCAACACCCTGAAGACGAACTGGCGCGAAGAGATCGAGCAGTGGTACCCGCACCGGACGGTGCAGGTGATCGACGGCGGTGTCGTTACCCGCCGGAAGCAGCTGGCCACCGAGGCCGACGTGTACATCATCAACTGGGACGCCCTCCGCTTCCACAGCCGGCTCGCAGGCTACGGTTCCATCGCGCTGACCGACAAGGAGAAGACCCCGGGCGAGCTCAACCGGCAGTGGGGAATGGTCATCGTCGACGAGGCGCACCGGGCCAAGGATCCCAAGGCCAAGCAGACGCGGGCGCTCTGGGCCATCGGCGACACGGCCAAGCACCGGTTCGCCCTGACCGGCACGCCGGCCAGCGAGAGCCCGTCCGACTTCTGGACGCTGCTCCGCTTCGTCTCCCCCGACGAGTGGCCGGCCAAGAGCAAGTTCATCGACCGCTACTGCATCACGGCGTGGAACGGGTGGGGCGGCATCGATGTCATCGGCATCCGGCCCGAGCTTCGGGAGGAGTACAACCGCGTGGTCCAGCCCCGCTTTCTCCGCCGGCTCAAGGCGATGTGCCTGCCGTACCTCCCGGACAAGGTGCCGGTCACGCGGCTGGTCGAGATGTCCGCCGCCCAGAAGAAGAACTACAAGCAGATGGTCAAGGACCAGATCGCGGAGCTCGACGGCGGCACGCTGATCCAGTTCGACGGCCTGTCCCTGCACACGCGGCTCGCCCAGTTCTCCTCGGCCAACATGTACCTCGACGAGAAGGGCGATCCCAAGCTCTGCGAGCCGTCGTGCAAGGTCGACGAGATGATGCTCCTCCTGGAGGAGCTCGGTGACGAGCCGGTCGTCATCTTCGCCCAGTCCGCGCAGTTGCTGCGCCTGGCTGAGCAGCGCCTGGCCAAGGCCGAGATCAGCCACGGCGCGATCGCCGGCTACGTGGACGGCGAGACCAGGGACTGGGCGAAGCGGGCGTTCATGGACGGCCGCATCCGGGTCCTGCTCCTGACGTACGGCGCGGGCGCCGAGGGCTTGACCCTCACCCGGGCCAAGACCATGATCATGCTGCAGCGCGCCTACAGCTTGATCAAGTGGAAGCAGGCGCTGGACCGGATCCACCGGCCCGGGGCCGAGGCGCATGACAGTCTGCAGATCATCACGCTCGTCGCCAAGGACACGGTCGAGGAGAAGTTCGAAGCCAAGATGGACGGCAAGGAAGCCATGATGGAACAGGTCACCGGAGACAGAGAGGAATTGCTCAAATGGATGAGATCCGTCGCATAACGCAGAGCGAGATCAAGGACTTCAAGCGGTGCCGCCGTAAGTGGTGGCTGCGCAACGTGCGGAAGCTGAAGCTGAAGCGCGAGAAGAAGTACGGCGCGGCGAGCCTCGGCAACCGTGTGCACCGGGGCCTCGAGCTCCTCCCCACCGTCGGCCTGGAGGCGGCGCTGGCCGACATCGATGCCCGCGTCCAGAAGGACCGGCTCATGGTGCCGGAGCAGGAGGACAAGATCGCCAAGGAGGGGACGCTCGCGAGGATCATGATCGAGGGCTGCGTCCAGTGGATGGAGGAGGAGGGGATCGACGAGGACTTCGTGCTCGTCGGCCCCGAGCACACGCTCTCCGTCCCGTGGGACGTCATCGATCCGCTCGGCCGGCAGCTGGAGCTCATCGGCAAACTCGACCAGCAGGTCGAGCGCCAGAGCACCGGAGAGCTGATGTTCCGGGACTGGAAGACGGTCGACGATTTCAGTCGCGTCCACCTCCTCCGCAACGACGAGCAGATGAAGCATTACGGTCTGCTCGAGCGGATCGCTGCACCGGCGCGCCGCACGGGCGGCGGGCTCTACACCATGCTCCGCAAGGTGAAGCGCACGGCCACGGCCAAGCCGCCGTTCTACATGATGGAGGAGGTCCGGCTCACGGACCCGATCCTCAACGACTACCTGGAGCGGGCCATCGCCGAGACCGAGGACTTGCTCCGGGTCGAGGCAGCGCTTGCCGCCGGTGGTCGCCCGGCTTCCCTCGCCTACCCCAACCCCACGAGGGATTGCTCGTGGGACTGCGAGTTCCTGCCCGTCTGCCCGATGTTCGATGATGGCTCCGACGCAGAGGGGATGCTCTCGTCGCTGTACGCGGTCGGGGACCCCCTGGCCCGATACAATCCTGACCATGACGGAGACTGAACGCATCGCTCGGTTCCGCGAGACTCTTTGCTTGCTGGTTCACGGAGAACCTGGCGCGGGCAAGAGCTGGCTGGGACAGACCACACCGCAACCCCGGCTCGTGCTGGACGCCGAGGGCGGTTCGCGCGCTCCGAAGCGGGTCATGCCGGACGGCAGGATCAAGCGGATCAAGCAGATCACCTGGGACCCGCACTCGCAGCAGGTCCCGACCCCCGGTGTCTGCCCAGGACCGGCGCTCGGTCAGAAGACGTGCGACCACGACGAGGAGGGCACCCACGACTACGCGTGGGAGACCTGCCGCGTGGTGGTGCTCCGCTTCGAGACCGTCCAGAAGGTCTACGAGTACCTGAACATCGGCGCCCACCCGTTCCGGTCCATCGTGCTCGACTCCCTCACGGAGATCCAGAAGCGCTGCAAGGACAGCATCCGCTCCGGCGACGAGGTCCTCGACCAGCGCATGTGGGGCATCATGCTCGACCGCATGGAGGGTCTGGTCCGCGCGTTCCGCGACCTCGTCTTCCACCCGGTCAAGCCCCTCGAGTGCGTAGTCATCCTTGCGCTCACCAAGGAGGTCAGCTACAAGTTCAAGCCGGCGGTGCAGGGTGCTCTGGGCATCTCGCTCCCCGGCTACGTGGACACCATCGGGTACCTCGTGCCCTCGGTGAACGCAGAAGGCGAGGATGAGTGGAGAATGCTCATCCGACCCGATGACCGGTACGAAGCCAAGGACCGCACGCACACGCTGCGGCACCACTACGGCCCGGTGATCGTCAACCCGGACGTCGAGCAGATGCTTGTCGTCCTTAACAACACAGAGGAGGACTAGGCGATGGCCGGTCTCAACTTCAAGGACTTGCTCGGCACCGCGGCGGAGGCACCCGACTTCTCGCCGCTGTCCCCGAACAAGTACAACGCCAACGTCACCGGCTGCACCGTCAAGGACACGCAGACCGGCAAGAAGATGTGGAACATCGAGTTCACGGTCGCGGACGGTCCGAGCCAGGGTCGCAAGGCCTGGACGAACCAGGTCCTCTCGCCCGAGAACGCGACGGCCCTCTCCATCTTCTTCCGCCAGATGGCGGCCATGGGTCTCGACAACGACTACTTCGCGACGGAGCCCTCCCCCGAGGAGATCGCCGCGAAGCTCATCGCCACCGGTGCGGCGGTCGTCATCGAGGTCGTCACCCGCAAGGACGACAACACCCGCAACGACATCAAGAACATCTACCCCCAGGCGGGCGGTGCGGCGGCTGCTGCCGGCGCTCCGCTCGGTGCGGCGCCGACGGCTCCGCCCGACGCTCCGTTCTAGGTCGTCGTGACCTCCGGCCTACGGGCCGCTCTGGAAGGCATGCTCGCGCGGCAACTCGCCGCGCAGCACGCCTTCTATGGTTTGCGGCCAGATGAGATGGACGACGAGGAGCGCATGGCCTCGCTGCGGACCAACGCGTACTGCGCGGTGGACGAGATCACGGAGGCGATGCGCGAGGTGGGCTGGAAGCCCTGGAAGAAGCGAGGGTTCGGCGTGGTCAATCGCGCTGCGTTCGCGCACGAGATCGCAGACGTGGTAATGTTCCTGCTGAACATGCTGTTGGCCGCCGGGATCACCGGTGAGGAGCTGGCAGACGCCCTTGATGCCACCTGGGCGAAGAACGAGCAGCGGCAGAAAGACGGCTACTAGTGAATTGGCTTTCCCTCCTTGACGACAGCGACCCGCAGGCGCTCAAGGACAAGGTCAGCCTCGCAGCCGTCGTCGCGCTGCACGGCACGGCGCTCAAGGTGGAGGGCGACCGGCTCGTCGGGCTGTGCCCCTTCCATGACGACACGAGCCGACCCAGCTTCGCCGTCTGGCGGAGCGAGGAAGACAACGAGCTGTGCGGCTGCTGGTCCTGCGACTTCCAGCCCGGCGATGTCTTCGACTTCCTCCAGCGCAAGCTGGACATCAGCTTCGGTAAGGCCATGGCCCAGGTGGCGGAGTACGCCAAGACGGGCCTGCCCCCTGCGCCGATCATCCCCGAGCGGGATGCCGACGCACCCCTCCCGGACCTCGCTGGTCCGATCCGCGACGCACGACTCCGACCTCTCACCCTATTGCATTCGCTACTTGAGGATCGAGGGATTGAAGCACCGGCCGACTGGGTTGCTGGCGAGTTCCGGGTAGGGGTTACCGAGGACGGCAAGATCCTGATCCCCCACTACGACGAGAGTGACGAGCTCCGCGGCGGTAAGTGGCGGACCATCGACCGCAAGCCGGTGGCCTACCCCGGCACCCGGCTCGACGCCCTCTACGGAGCGTGGCGCGGGCGCGGACGCAAGCACGTCGTCCTCTGCGAGGGCGAGTCCGATACGTGGGTGATGGCCTGGCTGCTCCGTGGCGAGGACGTCGACGTGTTCGGCCTGCCCTCCGGCGTGGCCGCACGGCCGCGCGAGCAGTGGCTGGAGATGTTGCGGAACAAGACGGTCACGATCTTGTTCGACGCCGATGATGCCGGCAGGCGCGGAACCGCGAAGTGGCTGGGCAAGCTGTTCGGCCTCGCCGACTCGATCCGCGTGGCGTCGCTGCCTGCCGGAGACGACGCCGTGTCCGCCGGTAAGATCGCCGCGGTCCGCGCTGTGCGCGAAGCCTGGCCGTACGTCGACCCGAACTCCCTCCCCCTCGACAAGGTCGGAGACCGGTACGCGCGGATCAACCCGCAGACGGGCGCGACCACGATTCTGTCGGACTTCACGTTCACGGTGGAGCGCCTCATCATGGCCCCTGACGGGATCGTGTTCGAGGTCCGCATGCCCACCAAGAACGACGTCCAGATCCTGACCGCCTCGGAGCTGTCCAACTCCCGCAAGATGCAAGAGTGGTGCGCCCAGCGGCTCGGCGCCTGGATGGGCGGCAGCCGTGACGTGGCCAACCTGCTCGAGACGCTCAAGGCCGAGTCCATCCTCGTGCCGCGCGTCGTGGGCACCGACGTCATCGGGCTGCACGACGGTTCGTTCGTCACGCCTGAGTACAACATCGGCTCGTCCGCGTACGGCTTCGTTCCGGGCACCGCCAACGTCGGGCTCGAGGAAGTCTTGCGTCTCGGGGACGACGCCCTCTGGGACCGCCGGCTCCCGGGCGTGCTGACTACGCTCCACGTGCCGGAAGTGGTCACGCCGCTACTCGGGTGGATCGCTGCGGCGCCCCTCCGATCCGTGTGTGACCAGTTCCCCATCCTCGGGTGCACGGGCGGCGCGGGCTTCGGCAAGACGACCCTCATCCAGACCGTGCTCTCCGCGTTCGGCTTCTGGGAGTCGGCGCCTATGACCCTCTCCGCGACCACGGCGCACGGCGTCCAGTCCTACGTGCAGAGCACGAACTCGTTCCCCATCTGGTTCGACGAGTACAGGCACGGCGCGCGGGCCGAAGCCAAGCTCGCGCTCGATCAGATCTTGCGCGACGCGTGGGACGGGTCCGCCGCGGTCAAGGGCGGCTACGGCGAGAACAAGGTCGCCATCCGCAAGCTCTACGCCCGCGCCCCTGTCCTGGTCACTGGTGAGGACGCGTTCAGCGAGACCTCCCACGCAGAGCGCATGGTGCTCATCCCCATGCCGATGGCGGGTAAGAACCCCGAGGCGCTCGACGTCTTCCGCAGCATGAAGCACGAGGGCTTCGGTCGCGCGTACCTCCAGTGGCTGGTCGAGGAGATGAAGCGCGGGACGCTGACCGCCCCGCCGAAGCGCCACACCCGTATGGAGCTGGCTCGCGCCACCGCCGAGTGGGGCTACAACCTGCTTCGCGAGTTCGTGCAGCAGACGTGCGGCTACGACCTCATGCCGTTCGACGAGTCCCGTATCCTGGCCCACCACGCCAAGATGAACGACACACCGGTCATGATCGAGCTGCTGCTGACCTGTCTCAACCAGACGTGGTCGGACGGCATGCCCCTCGTCTGGTGCGAGGGCAACGACATCATCGTGCGTCCCGTCCACCTTGTGAAGTGGGCTGACCAGATGGGTGTGACCCTGCCGGGTAACGCGACGGCCGTGAAGACTTGGTACGAGGAACGATTCAACGCAACCATCGTGAGAGTCGGCGGGACTCGCGTCCTCCGCCTCATCGACGCGGCGCTGGAGATCAACGTCCACTGATTGTCGCGCCGCTGTGTGCACACACACGTCCCGCAGTGTAATGTGTGTCTCGTCGCTCGCCGAGCGACAACGAGAGGAGACACCTTGTCACACGACATCGAGACCATGATGTCCGCGCGGGGGCAGAAGCCTTGGCACTTCGGACAGACCGGCAAGACGGGCCAGACCACGGTGGTCGACCACGCCCCGAACGCCGCCGAGGCGATCCGCCTCGCGCAGCTCGACTGGACGGTCGAAGCCCGCCCGGTCTACATCAAGACGGACGAGGGCAGCTTCCGCGCCATCGACAACCGTCGCGCGCTCACGCGCGATTCGGATGAGACTGTCTTCGCGACGGTCTCGGACAAGTACGTGCCGCTGCAGAACGTCGACGCGTTCGGCCTGCTTGATGGGCTGGTCGATGACGGACTCAAGTTCGAGACGGCTGGCGCCATCCGCAGCGGCCGCACGGTGTTCGTCACCGCGCAACTCCCGGATGACATCCTCATCGGCGGTGAGGATGCGCACCAGCTGTTCCTCTTCGTAACCAATGACCACCGCGGTCTCGACGCCGTCCGCGTGGGCGTGACGCCGATCCGCATCGTCTGCCAGAACACAATGAACCTGGCCATGCGGAACCTGAAGCGGTCGTGGTCCGCGCCGCACGTGTCCACTATGGAAGGCAAGCTCCAGGACGCGCGCGAGGCTCTCAGCCTCACGTGGAAGTACGTCGATGCCTTCCAGGACGAGGCCGAGAAGATGCTCGCCACCAAGATGAGCAACGCGGACTTCGCCGACTTCCTCGAGAAGTGCCTCGACCACCCGCAGCTGTGCAAGAAGCCCCGCGCGGACGCCGAAGTCGGCATCACCCGCCTCTGGAACGAGGCCATGACCGTGGAGAACATCCGCGGCACCTACTGGGGCGCGCTCAACGCTGTGTCCGAGTACTTCGAGTGGGTGCGAGGCAGCAAGACCCCCGAGGCCCGCCTCATCAACACCATGGAGGGCCTGACCCTCAAGATGCGCGACCGCGCGAGCACCCTCCTGGCGGTCGCCTGATGTTGGAGCCTCTTGACTGGGAGACTCAAATCCAAGATGCACCGGAGCTGGAGCCAGCCGTGAAGCTGGCTCTGGCTTCGATGTCGTCGGAGTTCCCCACCCTCTTCGAACAGCTCGTTGCTCAGGTCCGCGAGATGAACGCGGGCGGAGCGGTCGAGCTGACGTACGAACGCCTGCAAGGCTGGCTGCACGCCGTGTCCTGGTTGACGATGCGCCTCAAGGCCTACGTCACGGACGAGGAGACACAGCAGGCCCTGTATCCGCTCATCGCGGAGATCGCTTCCCTCGGTATCGCGCTGCACCGCGGCTACCGAGATGAGATCGAGCACGCCGACCTGTTCGGCCAGCTCGACTTCGATGGCGGATGAACGAATACCAGCCGCCATGGGCGGCTGACGCAGCGTGTCGGAATCTGCCCAAGGAACTCTTCTTTGCAGCGGAGGCCGACACGGAATCGCGTGCTCGCGCAGCGAGCGCGTGTGAGGCTTGTCCGGTGCTACAGTTGTGCAGAGACGCTGCACTGGCCAAGACCCTCGAGCTGGCGGAAGACGACGACCTCGACCTGGACTTCGGGTTCTGGGCGTTGACCACCCCCGAAGATCGAATCGCAATCATCATGATGAGGAGAGACCATGAGTTACACGACGAAGCAAGTCGTTGATGCCATCAACGCAGACATCCAGGGGCTGGCGCTGCCCGACCACGGGACGTTCCTGTATGCGGACGCCCGCGCGCTGCGCTACGACGTCAAGAAGTCCTGGCTCCAGGTCTTCCCGGTCGTCGAGGTCCACGGCGTCGTCACCACGATGGGGACGTACGACAACCTCGTGACGGTGTGCATCGAGTGGAGCACGCAGACGTTCAACGGGACGGAGTCCAACGTCGACGACCAGGACGTCGCTGCACAGTACCTCGACGCAACCGAGCTGATCGGGAACCGGCTCCGCGAGTACGCTGCTGGCGTCCCCGGGCTGGACAACGTGACAGCGGTCGTCAGCGAGATCAAGTGGGACCTCAAGGCCGCGCCCGCCTGGTTCGCCCAGCACTACCTCCGCGTCGAGCTCTTCAAGGGCGACTGCTGATGCTCTGCTCCCGCTGCGGCCGCGCCAAGGCGAACAAGACTTCGGGCATGTGCACCGAGGATGAGATCGCGCATGCCAGCCTGGTGAAGCGCGTGAATCTCGGACCAGCACTGCTGGACCCCGACCCCAGCCCCGACCTCCCGCCGCGGTCCATCGCTGCGGTCGAATACCAAGGAAGCGACGATGAGCAGCGACCGACTGAAGTGGGTCTACAACGACCCTCGCTGGCCCGGCGTCCGCCGCGAGGTACTGCATAGGGCCGGCCACCAATGCGAAGCCATCGAGACGGAGTTGCTCATGTCCATGGGCGACCGCTGTCAGAAGACCACCGATCTCACGGTGGACCACGAGGATCCGTACGGGCCAGACCCGTTCAACCCGGACAAATGCAAGTGCCTGTGCCGCCGGCATCACGGCAAGAAAGACGGAGGAAGAAGTGCGCGAGACTGACGGTGACCAGGAGGAGAGCAACAAGCTCTGCCCGAAGTGCACCCCAACCCATCCCATCCCTGCGAACGCCGGTTCGCCGTCGGGCCCCGGGCTTGCCGTGGATGAGATCTTCGATCGGCACGACGCCGACACCGAGGCCATCATCGCGGGACACGACCTGCACACGGCGGAAGAGCCATTCGGGCACGACACCCTTCGCGGGGTCGACATCTGCCCACACGGACCTGGCCGCATGAACTGCGAGCACGAGGACTGCATCGAATGGAGGAACCATGGGCGGGCCCGGTAGCGGAGGCCAGTTGAACAGCGGCCGGCGGCCTGACCTGGCAGCTGCGGCCGTCGGAGGCGGAATCACGGTTGACCCGGCAGCAGCACAAGCCACGCTCGCGGTACTTCCCAAGCCGGAAGGCCTGAGCGAGTACGCGTCCGGTGTGTGGGACATCGCCATCGAGGACATCATGAAGTTGAAGCTCCACCGCGAGCAGGACGTCATGGCGATCCGAGCCTGGGTCGAGGCCTGGGGCGACTACTTCTATTTCCGCGAGCAGTTCGACGCGGCCAAGGTCATCGACCCCGGCGGAATGAACACCCGCCGCATCGGGGCCTCGATGCGCGAGGCGCAAGCCATGGCTCTCCGCATCGGTGGTGAGCAGGGATTCGGCTCGCCACTTGCGCGGCTCCGCACTGGCAACGGGGCAGCCGGATCAGGCGGGGCGGGCGGGCTGCTCGGGCAGATTCCGATGTTCACCGACACGACCGAGGGAGGTGACCATGCGCTGGGCACTGGGGCGTAAGCACAAGGCCAAGAAACAGCAGTCCAAGGTACGGCGCGTCTGGACCTCAGCTCACGGGGTGGCGGCATGCCAGCACCACGGGATGGGACGGCGTGAGATGTTTCTCGCCCGGCCGGACCAGCTCTACGGGTACCGCTCCGGCGCCCAGAAGTTCGAGCTCCACATCGTCGGCAGTGCAGCGCCGAGGGTGCACGAGCTCACCGCCTACATAGATTGGGCGGACATCATCATCCACGATCCCGAGTGGGACCGTGGCCACTGCGACGACCGTCACTGCCCTGGTGACCGTCGCAATCGCGAGCGCTGACCCTCTCCCCAGCGCCGCGCGGTGATCGGCTCCGCGCCGTCGAGTTTCTCCTTGCTCGGCTGCGCGGAGCCGTTGTCGTTTCTGCGCGGTATAGTAGTGGGCATGCCGGCAACGCCTGAGCAGGCCGTGTGGTTTGTAGAGAACTTGAAACACGATAGGGGCAAGTGGGCGGGCTTGCCGTTCAAGCTGCTGCCCTTCCAGGATGACTTCACGCGGAGCGTCTTCGCACTGGACCGCCAGGGCCGACGCAAGATCCAGCGCGCACTGTTCGGCATCGCCCGTAAGAACGGCAAGTCCACGTGGGGTGCGGCGCTCGCGCTGACCCTCCTGGTCTGTGACGGCGAGCGCGGTGGTGAGGTGATCGGCGCTGCTGCCAAGAAGGAGCAGGCCAAGATCATCATGGAGACGGCCAAGCGCATGGTCCGGTACTCCAGCATCGGCGGCACCCCGCTGAGCAAGTTCCTCGTCATCCGCCGGGATGGCATCTACTTCCCCGAGCTCGACTCCCGCTACATCGTGGTCTCCGCGGACGGCGAGAAGGAGCACGGTCTCAACCCGCACGCGGTCATCGTCGACGAGTGGCACGCCCTCGGAATGCGGCGCGACCTCATCGACGCCCTGGTCACGGCACAAGGCGCGCGCGAGAACCCGCTGCTCATCGGTCTCACCACTGCCGGCCCCTCTCCGAAGGGTTCCTGCTACGACGAGTACCGCTACATGCAGCAGGTGCACGGCGGGATGATCAACGACCCGCAGTTCCACGGCGCCTGGCACGAGGCTGACAAGGACCTGGACATCGACAACCCGCTCGCGTGGGAGCAGGCCAACCCGGCGATCGACGTCGCGGTGTCCCGCCCGTGGCTCGCCAAGCAGGCGGCGGACGTTCTGTCCGGCCGTCTGCCCGAGTACACGTTCCGCCGCCTCCACCTCAACCAGTGGACGACGGCGATGGAGCGCTGGCTGCCGCGTAAGAAGTGGGACGCGTGCGCCGGTGCGCCTGAGTTCGTCGACGGGCAAGAGATCACGATCGCGCTGGACGCGGCCCTCCGGCGGGACAGCTTCGGTGTTGCGATGGTCGGCCGCTCGCGCGGCTGGATCGAGGGCGAGGACGGGCTCACCATCCCTGCCGACGTGGCCAACGTCCGCGTGCGGGCGTTCGTGCCCGAGGAAGAGGGCGAGTACATCGACCAGGAGGATGTGCGCATCTTCCTCATGGGTCTGGCCGGCCTGTACCGAATCAAGAAGGTTCTGTACGACCCCGCGTACATGACGCTCTTCGCCCAGCAGCTCAGCGATGCGGGCCTGCCAATGGAACCCTTCCCCCAGCAGGGCGAGAAGATGGTGGCCGCGACCGAGACCCTCCAGAAGATGGTCATCACTGAGCGCATCCGGCACGGCAACGACAAAGTGCTCGACGAGCAACTGGCTGGCGTCGCAGTGAGCGAGACAGACCGCGGCGTGCGCGTCTCCAAGCGTAAGTCCGCGGATCGCATCGACGTCATCATCGCCATGATCATGGCCCTCCACGAGGAGTTCGGCGAGGAAGACGACGACGACGAGAACTACTTCGCAGGGATTGCATAGCTCGCGACGCTGTAGAGCATGGTCCGTCGCGCTGTAGAATGATTGCATGACCGACACACTGCCATACGTCGCGGCCAGGCACCAGGGTGCCTCCCGCTCCATCCAGTCCATCGACTACCTCGTGGTCCACACCATGGAGGCTCCGGAGAAGGGGACCACGGCCGAGGCCGTGGCGAACTACTTCAAGAACGTCGAGCGCGCGGCGAGCGCCCACCTCTGTGTCGACGCCGACTCCATGGTCGAGTGCGTGAAGGCCGACCGCGTAGCATACGCAGCGGGAGGTGGCAACGCCAAGGGCTACCACTACGAGCTGGCCGGCTACGCACAACAGTCGCCTACCGAGTGGGCCGACCCGTACTCCGTCGCCACCCTGTTCCGCGCAGCGGAGCACATGGCCGGCGTGAGCATCATGCTCAACATCCCCGCCGTCTTCATCGGCGCGGACGCCCTCAAGCGGGGCGAGCGTGGTATCACCACCCACGCCGCCATCACGGCCGCGTTCAAGAAGAGCACGCACACGGACCCCGGTCCCAACTTCCCGATGCAGAGCTTCATCGAGCTCGTCGAGGTGTTCCGCGCGAAGCTGCTCGGCACGCCGCCACCGCCGCCCGCTCCGATCCCGCCGGTCTCCTCGATCCCCGCCACGTGGCAGCGTCCCTCGCTGGGGCTCGGCAATAAGGGCAACCCGGTCAAGAACCTCCAGCTCGAGCTGAAGTTCGTCACCGGTGCTCCGGCAGCGGTCGACGGCGACTACGGTCCCGCCACCAAGACCGCGGTCAAGAACTTCCAGCGCTTCTTCGGTCTGAACCAGGACCGGCCCGGCTTCGCGGGTCGCCAGACCTGGTTCATGCTTGACTGCTTGGTCGTCTCCAAGGGCGGAAAGCTGGTGACGCTGTGAAGCCGCCGACCAGCAACGACTACGCCAACGTCGCGCGGTGGTTCGACGCGCACCCCGAGATCCGCAAGCAGATCAACATCGGCTGCGGCCCACACTACGCCGAGGGGTTCTGCAACCTCGACGTCCACTCCGGAGACGGCAACAACCCGGACGTCATCGTCCGCCCGGACACCGGCCTGGCCGTGCCTGAAGGTTCGCTCGAGCGGGTCTACGCCGGCCATGTGCTGGAGCACGTGCCGTGGGACGAGTGCGTCGAGTTCCTCGTCGATATCCGTCGCGCGCTGCGCGAGGGTGGCGAGCTCGTGGTCGTCGGCCCAGACCTGCAACGGACCCTCGAGCTGTGGAAGGCCAACCAGCTCGACTGGCACATGGTCGACTCGGTGTGGGAGTCCGACGACGCGTTCATGATCGACCCGTCCGTGCCCGCCTGGAAGGGCGCGCGCCACTCCTGGAACTGCACCGAGGCGCGGGTCATCAAGCTCCTCGAAGCCGCGGGCTTCTCGGAGATTGAGCACCGCTGCATCCAGAACCAGCAGGTCGGCGATCTCCGGGACTGGCCGATCGTGGCCTATACTGAGTGGCAGTTCAGCGTCTGGGCCAAGAAGTGAGGGCGCCAATCGTCGTGCGCGACACGACCATCACGAAGCCCTGGGCCGAATACGAGCTGCCCTACCTCGACCGTCCCGTCGTGGACGACCTCAACACGCTCACGCAGAAGTACCGGGACGACGGCTACGTTGTGCTCCCGGGCTGGAAGGACGCGGGCCTGATGGACGAGCTCGACGAGTACGCCGAGCAGTGGCAGACCGACAACGCCCACCACTACCCGCTCGGCTACGCCTGGACTGGCTACATGGACTGCGACGTGCTGCGCCGCATCTGCTGTCGGTCCTCCATCGCGTGGGCCATCGAGCGACTCGTCGGCGAGGAGTGCGGCGTGCATCTGAACCTGACGGCATGGCGAAGCACCGAGCGCAACTGGCACCAGGACGGCTACCTCAGCCCGGACCTGGTGCAGGACCACTACGTCGCGGCGTGGATCGCCGTCGACGACGCGACGGAGGAAGCCGGCCCGTTCGAGTTCATCGCAGGCTCACACCGCATCTGGGACCCGATCCGCTACGGCCTCATGCTCGAGGCCCTCGGCGAGGATGGCACGGACGACAGCTGGCCGTACCGCAGCGAGGAGCTGCTGACCCCGTTCTTCGAGCGGGAGATCGCGGCGCGCGACCTGCGCGTGGAGCAGTTCGTCCCGACCAAGGGCGAGATCCTGCTCTGGCACCCGCGTCTGCTGCACCGCGGCTCGACGCCGAAGAACCCCGAGCTGGAGCGGAGGGCGATCATCGCCCATTACTCCGGCATCAACCACCGGTCCGACATGCCTGCGCCCGTCCGCTACGACGGCGACTGGCACGTCGGCCACTACTTCCCGATCGGAGCAACAGCATGAGGGTTCTTGGATGGCTCGCTGACACTTCGGCTTGTGGCTTCTACCGCCTGCAGCAGCCGTTCGCCGCGCTGCGTGAAGCGGGCATCGACGCCGTCGATGCCGTCGAGTGGACGGGCAACGACATGCTCGACGCGGACCTCACTGTGGTCCAGCGGGTGAGTACGCCGATCCCCTGCCAGCTCATGACGCTGGCGCGGGAGCACGGCGCGAAGTTCGTCTACGAGGTGGACGACTACCTGCTCGGGCTCGACCCGACCAACGCAGCCTACGCCCACTACCAGCAGGACATCGTGAGGAACTCGATGCTGCTGGCCATGGGCCTGTGTGAGGCGATGACGGTCTCGACCGAGCCGCTCGCAGAGATGATGCAGTCGATCGTGGACTACCCCGTCTACGTCCTGCCCAACTGCCTGCCCGACTACTTCGAGCAGCTCGGTGCTTCGGTGGTTGGCCGTCCGGCGTGGGTGGAGCGACCCAAGATCCTGTGGGCCGGCAGCGCGACGCACGCCGGTGACTTCGGCGCCGAAGCTCAGTACGGGCTGAAGCGCGCGATGCAGTGGGCCGACGCTGGTCTGACCGTGATGGGCCACGACTACCGCCGGCAACTCAAGGCGCCAGACGCCAACTTCGTAGGTTGGAGTGCAGACATTCCTGCCTTCCACTCCGGCCTCCCAGGGTACGACATCGGCCTGTGCCCCCTCAACGCCACGCGCTTCAACCGCGCGAAGTCGGGGCTCAAGGCCATGGAGTACCAGGCGGCGGGCATCGTGCCCGTCGCCACGGACTGCGACGCCTACCGTGGCGTGATCACGGACGGTGTCGACGGCTTCCTCTGCTCGACCGCGAACGAGTGGAAGGACGCGCTCATGACGCTGTGCACCGAGCCGGACACCCTGCTACGGATGCGGGCGGCGGGCCTGCGGAACACGACCGCCAGGCTCTACTCGACCAACGCTTCGGCGTGGGCCGAGATCTACACCAACATCATCTCGGAAGGATGAACATGCAAGACATCATCGACGATCTGCTGGCGTACGACGAGCTCCACTCGGAGTCCAAAGAACTGCACGCGCGGGTGATCAAACGTCTACACAGTGCCGAGGCATTGCATGGTCAGCTCTGCAATGTCGTGGACGCCGGTCTCGGTAGGTCCCCGCACAGTGACCACGGCAGCATCGGCCGCGATCTGCCCATCGAGCGATTCTCGCCGCCGCAGCTCGAAGCGGGACGCGACATGCACGGCCGCCGCGGCCGCAAGCTCTCACTGTCGAACTTCTACCGAGAGTTCGACGCGTGGGTCGCGGAGCGGCGCGGATGAAGCGGCGGCGCTGGTACCGGCGGGACTGGAAGAAGCGATGAACTACATCGGCGACCGGGTTGCGTTCGTCGTGTGGGACAGCCCCTTCCAGAATCCTCGGCAAGGTACCGGCCGCATCGTGGCCTGGAAGAAGGGCCACGCGATCGTGCGCTCCCGTCTGGAAGACGGGAGCCTCGTGTTCACCGAGGTGCCGGACGTACCGTGGTCACCTGCGGACTTGAACTGACCCGAGAGCGTGCGTCGCTCGAGAAGGCTAGTATCGGACGCGAGAGCAACGTCTCGTCGAGAATCCGGCAAGCTCGTGACACATCGCTAGCTAGCTAGCCGGCTCAGCGAGAGAATGCCACACGGGAACGGAGAAAGCCCGCCCTTTCGGGCGGGCTTCTTCAGTTTCGGGTCGGGGCTCTCGGTTACCTAGGGACTATCTGGGTTTCGTAGACCTCGTACTTGATCTCGCCGTCTGAGTGGTGTATCACCCGTCCTTGCTCCCTGGCGAAGGTGAACTGCACCTCGGCGGGTTCGACTCCCGTCGACTGAGCGATGTAGGAGAGTGCTGATATCCAGGACTCGAAGACCGTGACCTTCATCGGCGTGAAGTCGAATTCTTTGAGCTTCCGCTCGGTGAGTACGTAAACCCCGGTCATGATCGAGTCTCCGTCACGAGGTGGAAAGTGATGATCTGCATGGTGCTCCTTAGCAGTAGCCGCACTCGCCCGAGGTGGGCAAGGCGAGGTGGCACGCAGGGCACGTGCCAGCCTGGTTGGTGGTCTTGTGGTACTGGCCCTTCTCGGCAGGCGAGTGACAGCGGAGCAGCTTGTACCGGCCGCGCGACACACGGAGGAAGACCGGGTCGTCGTACTGGGACATCTGGAGGATGGCCTTGTTGATGAGCGAGGCTTCGGCCTCGTCGTGGGCGAGCCGGCGGACGTCGACGACGTCGAACTCCTCGCCGATGCTGATGAGCTCGTTGACGTAGGCCATGACGTCCGCGTATGAGACTACGTTGCGCGCCATCAGAACGGCTCCACGGCGAGCTCGTCCATCGAGACGGACGTGCCGAAGACTTTCTCGCCCGCGACGGTATGCCACTTGGGTTGGCGCTTCTTGGCCGCGTTCGTGCGAGCGCCGGTGATGGTTCGCTCGGCCGCGATCGGCTCGTCGCTCGGCCACGCTACGTGCAGCGTCGGCCGTGCGCCGAGCAGTAGCCGGATGAGCCACGTGGTCATGTAGGCATACGCCATGAACAGGGCGAGGAACAGCAGCGCTGTGAGGATGAGCAGGCTACGGATGACCTTGACCGGGCCGTTCCACCAAGGCACGTAGTAGACCATGCCGATCTCGGTGACGCGTGCCTTGCGAGGCTCGACGTTCGGGATGAACGCGCCGATCTGCGAGCGGGCGAAGGCAATCTTGGAGAGGCTCATTGTGGTCGACCGTCCTTTACGGTAGCGCGGATCTTGCCAGCTGTCAGGTCGTTGACGACCCTAACTTTCATCCCGTTCTTCCGCGCCGCGGTGTAGATCCGCTCGCGGAGGGACTTGTTCTGCTTGGGGTCGGGCGGCGCGTCGAACTCGATCTCACCCCGTTCGCGGAGCGTGGAGTAGATGGCGTCGAGGAGCTTGCCGTCGCGCTTGCCGCTGCGGTGCTCGGTTACCACCTTGGCGGCCCGCTCTTGCGTCGCTGCGTGGCGACTGCGCGGGATGATGGTGGTGTGGTCGTGGCAGGGGCAGGGGCAGCGCCAAGGCAGGTTCCCAGGCGGACGCTCCATCGCCGCCGGACACTTGCCGTGGAACCAGGAGGCGGAGTGGCTGGACAACACGCTTCCGTTCTCGAGCAGGGCGGCGGTGTTGCACCACCCGGATGGCATCTTGCTGAGGAAGGCCATCAGTCGTTGTATCCCTTGATGACGGCGGGGTCGGCGAGACCGAAGCCGGGGTAGTAGACGATGGTCTGCACGCCGAAGTTGTCGGTGCGTTCGGCCTTGAGCATCTCGTCGATGCCCTCGAAGTCCTCGTCGGCGATCTCCCTGTGGAAGACGCGGACCAGGATCATGGTCGCTTCCGCCGGCCTGTCGACGATGAAGCCGAGGCAGGTAGCGCCGTACATGTTGCGGCCGCTGTACTTCTTGAAGATGACGTGGTCGACGTCGTCCTCACCGGTCTGGTCTTGCGCGGCACGGATGACCTCGTCGCTTGGCAGGTATTGCATGGCTGGCTCCTCTACATTACTTTCGTTGGCGGTTAAAGAAAGCCGTGATGACCTTGCTTGCGTCACCGCGGCTGAGACCGTGGGCTCGGATGTCTTGCTCCGTCCGCTCGAGGTGCAGGGCGGCCAGCGCCGTAGCGCTAGCCACCCCGAACTCTCGGGACAGACCTCCGAGCATCTTCCACTGCTTGGCAGTGGCTCGCTCGTCGGCGGCCATGGGTCAGCCCTCGGGCGTCGCCGCGGCAGCGGCGGCCTTCTCGTCGGCCTTGGCCTGCTTGGCAGCGGCGGCGGCTTCCGCCTTGGCCGCGGCCTCGGCGGCCTTGGCCGCTTCGGCTTCGGCGCGGGACTTGTTGAACGCCTTCCACGCCGGGGCGAGGATGGTGTACAGGCCCTTGGTCTCGCCATCAACGGCGGTCACGAGCTCGGAGTTGTCGCGGAGGATCTCGCCCACGCGCTGCACCGTGCAGCCGGCCGCTTCGGCCGCGGCGGCCCGCGTGATGCCGACCTTGGAGTCGGACGCGGCGAACGCCTCGAGGACGAGGAAACCCTTGGAGTTGGATCGGGTGGTCATGGTTCTTGTTCCTTTGCTTGTTGGTTGCCGCCGCGGAGTCGCGGAAGCTGGTTGCACCACCCGAACGGGCGGCGGCTCATGGCTGCATTCTACCGCAGCTCGGGCTATGGGACCGTCGGGCAGTGGGACAGAGCTAGGCATCTCTGCCCGCAGCGCGGCGACGAAGAGGAGTGGACCGACTGGGTCCTTGAAGTAGAACACCATCCGCGGCGGGTCAGCGTGGAAGCAGTAGCCGTAGAAGCAGGCTTCGGCTGCGGCGGACTGGCGGATGAGGTCGCGGGCTTTCCGGCGGTGAGGGACAGCCATGCTGTACGTCACCGCGATGTAGAGCGGGCCGTCGTAGGCTTCGTCCACACCAGCGTGCGGGTCGAAGACCAGGTGCGAGGCCAGGACGGTCCGCTGCTTGGTCATGCGCGGACTTCCTCGATGCGGGAGTGGACGGTGTGGATGGCGAACGCGGGCCACGCGGGCTCGTCCTCGATGTAGCTTTCCAGCCACACGTCGGCTGCGGTGTCGAGCTCGCCCAGGACACCCTGCGTGATCCGCACGGCGAGGCCGCGCGGGTCCGCGTCCTCGGTCAGCAGGCAGAACTCGAAGTACCCCTCGAATCGCACCTGGAAGTGCTGGCCCGGAGGCTCGGGCTCCGTGTCCGGGAGCTGGGCGTCGCTGAGCTCCGGGTGCCAGTTGTAGAAGGAGCGGCTGTTGTCGACGACAAAGACGTTCAGGTAGAGGCGGCGGAGGCGGCGGAGGATCATGGGTGGACCGCGATGCAGCGGCGGTCGTGGACCACGGCGAGCTGGGTGATCTTGAAGTAGATGCCGCCCGCGAGGACGACCTGGTTGCGGGCCGCGAGGCACTTGCCGAGTTCCTCGATGCTGCCACCCTCGGCCACCAGGGCCTCATCGGGCACATCAAGGATGATGATGAATTGCATGGTTTCTCCTTGGGAGTGTTGCTTGCTATGGACTAATCTTAGCAGACAAACGTCCGCTCGTGTGTTACAGCTTCGCTACAGTTTCTCTGCGGCGGGGTGGGGGCAGATGTCGTTGAGGACCATCGTGTAGACCTCGTTGTAGTACGCCTCGACGAGGGCAGTGCGCTCCACGCTCTCGGCGAGGGCGAGGATCTCGGGCGGGTAGGACATGTCGGCGATCATCTCGTCGATGGCCTTGACGAGCGCTCCCGCTTCGCAGGCTGCGAACTCCTGGTACTGGGCGGGGAGGCTGGGGAAGAGGAGCTGGTGCATGCGGTCGCACTCCGTGCAGGATCCGCACGCGTCGCCCTGCTCGCTCTTGTTGAGGCAGGTGTTGGGGATGTCGGACGCGGTCATGGGAGCTGGAACTCCTTGCGCCGGCGCTCCTGCGTGGAGGCGTACTCGATGATGGGCGCAGGGCCGGGACCGGCGACGTCCTCGCTGCTCTCGAAGCAGGCGGGCGGGCGCCAGCCGGCGAACGACTGGTCCTCCGTGGTGGGGAGGTCGTCGATCCGGGGGTCGCAGGGATCGAGCACCGTGGTGGGTGCCGGATCGCTGGACGGCGGTGGCGGGACCTGGCAGGCGCCGAGGATCACCGGCAGGGAGAGCGCTGCCGTTGCGAGGCAGGCGCGGGCGGTACGGGAGATGGACATCACTCACTTCCTTCATAGTCGGAGATCAGGTCGACGATGTCGCCCTCGCTCCAGCCCTGCGCGGCCAGGGCCTGGGTGGCCTGGGCACGCACGGCGAGGAGGGCGTCTTGCATCGTGGAGAGGATCGCTTGATCCTCGGCGGAGGGCTAGCGGACGGTCATGACCACACCTCGGCCTCGGGCCAGACGGTGATGGATCCGTCGCTCTCGCGGACCACGGCCTGGCGGTTGCTGATGTCCACCAGGCGGGCAGGGCCGGTGGGGGTGTGGACGACATGGCCGATGAGGCGCGGGTTGCGGCGCTCCTGCGCGGGAAGGGGCGTGGTGCTCATGACGCGTAGCCAGGGCCGTTGGAGAGGGCGCACTCGGAGGTGCTGTCCTCGGCCAGGGCGTAGCCGATGGGCGTGCCGTCCATGGTGATCACCATGCCGTACCCGTGGCGGGTGCTGACGTAGTCCAGCGTGCCGTGCTCCGCTACGGCCTGGGCCCAGGCGTTGCCGTCGAGGTCGCCGTCGACGCTGGGCAGGAGCTGCTGGCAGGGGACGCTGGTGGTGGTGCTGGCTGCAGGGGGCGGAGCGGAGGGATCCTGGGTGGAAGAGCAGGCGGCGAGGCTGGTGCTGCTCAGGGCGAGCAGGGCCAGGGCCGTGGTGCGGAACTTCATGATGTATTCTCCTTGCTAGGTGGATGGTGCGGGAAGCAGCGCGTGGAGCGCTGCTCCCTGCACCACCCACCTCGCTACGGCGCGAGGTGGATGGGGGTGGGGGAGGGTCACTTCTTGGTGGTCTTCTTGGCGGGTGCCTCCTCGACGACGGGCTCCTTGCTGTTGCTGCGGCGGTCCGTACGCTCGGGCAGGAGGGTGGCGTCCGCCACAATGTAGTGGGTGCTCGACCCCTCGACGAGGCGAACCGCGTCCTTGAGTGCTCGCACGACCTCACCCACGCGGGCAACGGTGCAACCCACGCTCTCTGCGATCTCCTTGCGGCTCATCCCTTGCTCATCGCAGGAGGCGAGCAGGTCCACGACGAGTGCACCCTTGGTGGAGGCCTTGATGTTGGTGTATTCCTTGGTGTACATTGTTATCTCCTTGTTGGTGCATCACATTGTTGTGATGACTTGATGTTGATGGATTCATTGTACCAAATGCAATGTCCTTTGTACACTACATTTGTCTTACTGTTTCATTACTTTCTTAAGAGGGGTGGGTGAGTGATTCGTTATGTCTTCATTATCGA